TCAAGAAGAAATTGCTAAAGTATTAAAAGAAGGATCAATGCTAGCTCGAGAGCTAGCAGATAGAAATTCACTACAACAATTACAAGCCATGTATGATGAACTTATGAGAGACATGGAACAAGAAGCTGAACCAGAAGGTGGTCCTATAGCAGATCAATATGCAGATCAAATGCAAGACATAGAAGATGCTATGCGAATAAAAAGAGGTAAGTCAAAAGAAAAAGGTATACCAAAGGATTTAACTTATGGTCAAGCAATAGGACAAGACCCACTACCTGATGGAACTTATTTAGACAAATATGGAAATAAAACAACAGTAGCACGAAGTAAAGATGAATTTACTAAGTCTTCTAAGTTTGATAGAATAAATGAAATAACTCTAAAAAAAGGTGATGTAATAAAATTTAAGAACGGTGGGCGTATTCATATAATTGGTCCTAAAGGTGATGGTTATGATTACCAAGATGGAAACGAGAAAGGACACCATCCAAAAAAATGGTTTGATATGATGATAAGTACTGGTAAAGCAATGGTTGTTGAAGATAAAGTTGCATTTACTAAGTCTACTAAATTGAATGAAATAACAGATCCAGGTGGACAAGGACTTTATCCTAAAAAAGAAAAACCAGGTGACATGTTTCAACAAAAAGAAGTAGAAGGTTTATTTCCTAATGGTATGGCTTCTAGAAGTGATAAATCTTTTCAAGATAAGTTAAAAAAACATGCTGAATGGACTGAACAAGATAGTTTTAATAGGACTTTTGTTCATATGCAATATAATGAAACAAAAGGTTTAGAAGATGAATACTTTATATATCAGTCACAATTTTATAATACTAATTATGATGATTTTAGAAATCCTAAATTTACAGAGTTAATTATTAGAAAAAATAAAGACACTGAAAATGAAGAAAATTTAGGTACATATATTGTTGATACTGAAGCTTACATAAAAGATCTAGCAGCTCTTAGAAGTAGAGGTGTGTTAGAAGATACAGTGAGTGAAGGAATGGTAAATGAAATGGCTACTTTTTATAAAGTTAAAGGTGATAAAGCTGAAGCTAAAAAAGCTATAAAACAAGAAAAAGAAAAATACAAAGAAGGATCAGCATTATATAATACATTAGATACTTTAGAAAAAAAAGGAGAAATTGATTATAAAGAATTAGCTAAAAAAACAGGTAAAGATGTAGCTACTTACAACAATCCTAAATCTAGAGGAGTACTTGAAAAAGATTTAGCTGATTTTATTGAAGCTGATAAAGTTAAAAGAGGTCCAAAAGCTGATCCAAATAAACCTAAAAAAGAAAAGAAAAGTAAAAAAGGTACTGCTTCTAAAGATAAAAAATCATCAGTTTCTAAACTAGAAAAAAAATATTATGTTGATGCTGAAGATGGAGGCCCAACAGATAAAGAATTAAGAGACTTAGCTAAGTCAGGACTTGGAGATGAAAGACTAACAAACTTACAAAACCAAGAAAGAAGAAAAATGCTTAAAGCAGCTCTCAAAGATCTACAAAAGAAAGGAATTATAGATAAATCTAATAAAATATTAGATAGAGAAGCTTATGATAAAGAATTTGCAAAAATTAAAGTTGACATAGCTGATAAAGTTAAAAAAATAAAATAATTTGAAAAACTTTTTTGGAAATATTAAGACAGTATTAATTATACTCTTAATACTAGTAATACTATTCCTCAGCTATTGTTCCTCAGGCCCATTCCAAATGCCTTGGAAGAAATGGAAAAATCAATCTGAAGGTGAAACTCCAGTAGTTGTAAGAGTAGAAACTAAATGGGATACAGTTACAAAAGAAGTACCTGTTTATACCCCTAAGTGGAAAGTAAGAACAGAATATAAAGATACTTTTGTTTATAGAGATATTGACACTCTAGAAATTCTAAAAGACTACTTTGCTTCTTACAGCTACTTTGATACATTATATAATGATAGTATTACTATTAGAATTAGTGATACAATCACACAAAATAAAATAAAAAATAGAAGTATAGAATATGATCTTTTAATTCCTACAACAATTATAACTAGAGATTCAGTTGTAAGAAAAAGAGGATTCTATGTTGGAGTTGGAGCTAGTGGAACTACTTCTCAATTAACTAATGTAGGTGGAGAACTTTTATATACAAGTAGAAAGAAAATAGGTATTGGAGTAGGAGTAGGATTAAACCAAGACTTTAATGTTGTATTTTCAGGAAAAATGTATTTTAAATTAGGTAAATAAATTAGTGCAAAAAGATATAAAACATATAATCCGTGAGGAATTTGTAAAATGTGCTCAAGATCCTGTACATTTTATGAAAAAATATTGTTATATCCAACACCCACAAAGAGGTAAAATAAACTTTAATCTATTTCCTTTTCAAGAAAAAGTACTAACTTTATTTCAAGAAAATCCTTATAGTATAGTTCTTAAATCTAGACAGTTAGGTCTTTCTACATTAAGTGCTGGTTATGCTTTATGGTTAATGGTATTTCATGAAAATAAAAATGTACTAGCATTAGCAACTACACAAGCAACAGCTCGTAACTTAGTAGCTAAAGTACAATTTATGTTTGAAGGTTTACCATCATGGCTAAAAGTTAGTTCATTAGAAAATAATAAATTATCTTTAAGACTTAAAAATGGATCAAAAATACAAGCTAAATCTTCAAATAGTGATGCTGCACGTTCAGAAGCAGTTTCATTACTAATTATTGATGAGGCTGCCTTTATTGACAATATTAAAGAGACATGGGGTTCAGCTCAACAAACCTTAGCTACTGGTGGTGGTGCTATTATATTATCAACACCTTATGGTACTGGAAATTGGTTCCATCAAATGTGGGAATCAGCTGAAAGTGGATTAGACAATAGTAATGATTTTCTTCCTATAAAATTACCATGGTATGTTCATCCTGAAAGAGATGAAGAATGGAGAAAAAGACAAGATACATTATTAGGTGATCCTAGATTAGCAGCTCAAGAATGTGATTGTGATTTTAGTACATCTGGTGATGTTGTATTCTATAATGAGTTTGTAGAATTTTATAAACAAACTTATGTAATGGAACCATTAGAAAAAAGAGGAGCTGATAGAAATTTATGGATATGGGAACCAGCTGATTACTCTAGAGCTTACACTATTGTAGCTGATGTAGCTAGAGGAGATGGACAAGATTTTTCAGCTTTTCATATATTAGATATAGAAAATAATACTCAAGTAGGTGAATATGTAGGTAGAATTGACACTAAAGAATTTGGTCATTTACTAGTTGGTATAGCCACTGAGTATAATAATGCTTTATTAGTAATTGAAAATGCTAGTATAGGATGGAATACAATTCAAACAGTTATAGATAGAGGATATCAAAATTTATATTATTCACCAAAAGGTGGAAATGTAACTTCAGATTCTTATTTTAGTGAATATACAGATACATCTAAAATGGTTCCTGGTTTTACAATGTCTTCTAGAACAAGACCTATTTGTATAAATAAATTTCAAGAATCAATAGCTGATAAAGGTGTTACTATCCGTTCAAGTAGATTAATTTCAGAAATGAAAGTTTTTGTTTGGAAAAATGGTAAAGCTGAAGCTCAACAAGGATATAATGATGATTTAGTATTATCTTTTAGTATTGGACAATATGTAAGAGATACAGCTTTTAAATATAATAAAAATGGTATAGATTTAACTAAGAGTATGTTAAATAATACTACAAGTACAAGACATAAATATTTAGGTGGTTATTCTGCTAACACAGAAAAAAATCCATTTAAAATAGATAACCCATATTCAAAAGGAGAAGAAGACATTAGTTGGCTTCTTTAATAAATTATAAAAAATGGCAGATAAAGGATTATTCCCAAGATTAAAAAGATTATTCTCAACAGATGTTGTTATTCGTAATGCTGGTGGAAACCAACTTAGAGTAATGGACATTAATAAAATACAACAATCTGGAGATATACAAACTAACTCTTTAGTAGATAGATTTAATAGAATTTATACTAATTCAGCAACCTCATTATATGGTCAACAAAATGCTATTAACTATCAAACATTAAGACCCCAATTATATTCTGAATATGATGCAATGGATACAGATGCTATTGTAGCTTCTGCTCTTGATATTTTAGCTGATGAATCTACTCTAAAAAATGATATGGGTGAAGTATTACAAATTAGATCAGCTGATGAAGATATACAAAAAATACTTTATAATTTATTCTATGATGTATTAAATATAGAATTTAATTTATGGTCTTGGACTCGTAATATGTGTAAGTATGGTGATTTCTTTTTAAAATTAGAAATAGCAGAAAAATTTGGAGTATATAACGTACTACCTTATACTGTTTACCATATGACTAGACAAGAAGGATTAGATAAAGAAAATCCTGCTAAAGTAACATTCCAATTAGATCCTGACGGATTAGCTTCTTCTCAATCACCAAATTATAAACCTAAGAGTAATAGAAAAGTAATAGAATTTGATAATTATGAGATAGCTCATTTTAGATTAATATCTGATACTCATTA